ACACTAGATTGATCTAAATTTATAGACATAGTAGACGGGGTATCACTCCACGTAAACCGCCCGTAATTATCTTTAGAAACATATTTATCGCCAATTCTTATTCCTACTTTAATTATATCTTTTAAATATGTAATACCATCCTCGGAAGGAACCAAACCGCCACCAAAGGGAGAATCATATTTATCCTTTTGCAAAACCTTAATACTCATATTGAGAGAAAGAGCACCTCCCTTCCCTAAAAATAAGGCGTCTTTCTTTGCACCGATAACTACAATCGAGTCATTAAATACCGAATTGGGGGTTACGTCGTTAATAGGATCGTATTTTGTTCCACAACGTTGTCGGACTTGTATTGCACACTCATAATTGTACGATTGCGTAGTTGGTGTTTTTAGCCCGGATTCATAAGAGGCGTATCTTAATGGAATAGCCCCTAATAATTCCGTCGCATTACGCTTATCATTATAAATAGACAAGTCTGTAACAGGAGACAAAACACCATTTTTGTAGGTGAATTGGTGCATCGTTAAAATATTAGGATATAAAACCTCCCTTTGTGTATGTCTTGTATTACCGTTACCCAGATTAGTAGACACTTCTCCGATATTTGATAATAATTTCAGCTTATCAAAATCTTCGGTTATCTTGATTTCCTCAATAGGATAATTACTACATTTTATAGTCACTTTATTATATCCCGGCAAAATATCTAAAAAGTGCTCCGATCCTGCAAAACCAATATCAGATACATTCAACGCAATAGGCGTAGCTTTAGAATATGTATTCAGATCACAATCATATTTATAATAAATACTTTTGTGATCTATGTCAATGAAATACAGTTCACCCCTCCAATCGACACAAGTCCAATTTAAGAACTTACAAACCTCTTCTAATATTTCTTTTAGAGTCATAGCCTTGTTATCCTCGTCGAAGAAGTTTTGTTCACTAATCGTCATTTCTTCAAATACGTTCAGGTCGTTATTATAATCATCTTCGTTTTTAGCATACACATGAGGAATAAATATAGACGAATAACACCCGCGAGACTGCTCAATGAACATTCTAAACAGTTCCCAAAAACTAATAAAAGTTCGCTGTTCGGCGTTCTTTTGTTTGTAGTTAACATATTCGAGCGTGCTCATGGCGGAGCTACATTCTATTTCTAGTTCGAATTTTGTAGACGTGTAATCCTGCGTATATAGTTCTGGATTTATAAAGCCCGTCCAAATAATATCATTTCCTCGCTTGCATAATACTCTGTATTGTTGATATCCGGTCGAATACAAATTTTGCAAATAGTCACCTCCAACAATACGGATTGAAGCAGAAGAAAAGCGAGTCGGTGCATATAAAAAATCCTCGTCCTCAATTATCACGGAAAAAGGAGAATTGCCACTGCCGACCAATTCAGTACTTTTTCCTTCATAATTCTCTTTTTGTATCTCAATCAAATAAGATACTTCCTTTCTGGATTTGAAAGGAAGCGTATAGATAGTGCCATAATTTACCATAGTTTTTTACCTGTTTTTTTAATGTGGTTTTGTAATGCTAAAAATATGCGATCCCCTCTTATTTCGACATCACTGTATAAGCGAACGCTTTGATCTTCCATTGATGGCGCGATTTTTTGTGATAAAGAACCATACAAACCTGAATTTAGCATCTTAAATAAGTTACTTTGTTGTGATCCGTTCAGAATCATTTCACCCGAATTAAGTAAAGCCGGAACCTTATCACCCGTAAATGACGCACCCGGAACGATACCACCCGTCGCGAATTTAGGGATACTAGCCATTGCAGCAACTACAGACAAAGCCGCCCCCGCCGCTGCAAGCCAACCAACGAAAGGTATTTGAGCTGCCGAATTTGCAGAGTTAGCCGCGGCTTCCGCTGTTTTGGCGGTTGTTAAACTCAAAATAGCCGGAATAGCCTGTGCGATACTTGATATAACATTTGCACCCCATTGCAAATATGAGGCGGCACTTTCATTTGTTACACCATTTAAGGCACTCATTACACTACTAATAGCCGAAAGCGAATCGGCATAATCTTCGTTCAAGTCTACATCTTCTTTTTTAAATAGCGGATCATATTTCGGCAACTTAAAATTTTTGCCTCCCTTCCCATGCGTCGGAACCTTATCGTAAGTCGGTGCAATAGGTACGGACAAAGCGCCGTCTTTCATCCCGCCGTTTTTGATTTTAAACGCTTCTTGATCGACTACAAACTTTAGATTGATCTTTCTTTGTTCTAGTTCGTTTATAGTTGCTTGAATCGTTGCACGCACTTGCATATCAGTTTCGGCGATAAGTTGTTTGTTTAATGCAGACAACTGAATGTTTATCGCTTCAATACTATTTCCGCTAGTCTCAACCTGTAATTTTATTTTCTTGGCTTCGAGTTCGTTAATCGTTGCTTGAATGGTCGATTTGGCTTGTGTGTCCGTTTCTGCTACGAGTTTCTTGTTTAATTTGGATATTTCCGCATCATACCACGCAATAGAATCTTTTTTAGGCTCTGCCGCCGCTTTCGCTGCCGATGCTTTTTCCGCCGTTATTTTCGAGTTTCGGAACTCTGTTGTAGATTCATTAAATTCTTGGCGCTGTTGGGCTATCTGCTGCGAAGTTGCATAGTATTTCTTTCCTAATTCTGTTAACTTTTTCAAATCATCATCACTTAATTTATTCAGCAACTTATTATATATTATCGCATCCTTATATTTCTCCGCTGCCCCTTCTTGCGCTATCTTTGCCGCATCATTGATTGATTTTGTTTTACCATAATCATTTGTTTTTACGACATCTACTTTCCTATCGCTTTCAATCTTTTTTGATAGTTTTAAATACTCATTATATTGCCCTTTCCAATAGTCTTTAGCTTCGTCCCTGCTTGCGGAAGGCATAAGATCAATTCTTATAACTTTTTCAAAATCATTCAGAAAAATATCTTTTGCCGAAAGTTTTGTACCAACGGCAATACTTTTCGTTAACGCATTTAAAGCATCTGCCGCAACTGTTTTTCCCGCCTCTTCTTTCTTCTTCAATTCGTCATCCCAATCCTTAAATGATTGATCTCGTTCGTCATTTCCTAGCTGCTTGTTCTTTGCGTTTAATCTCGCTTGGGCTATTGATTCATCGAACTTACCTTGAAAATAATCGAATGAAATTTCTGTGTTTCCAAGTTGATCCAACGCCGAATGAGCTTCCTTGAATTTTGCTATAATATCGTCCATTCCCGACAAGAAAGAAGTAAAGTCACCAGAACCAAGCGAATAAAAGAACTCGTCTACCCCTGTCTTTGCAGACATCATCGCGGCGGCTGTTTGATCGCCAAGCGTTTGCGAAGAATTGAGAAATTTAGTAAATCCCTCCCCGGCACTTACAACCAAACCAATACCGCCCGCAACTTTTACAAAGCTAGAGCCGACGGATTTCGCCATATTACTAATGCCGCCTTGAAAGCTGTTTACACTGCCTCTTGACTTTTCCAGATTCGCGTCAAAGTCATTCGTTTTAAGCAATAATCTTGTTACTATATCAGACATCTTTATGCGTGTTTAATTGTGATTCTACTTCTTTTGCTTTAGCTCGTAATCGTTGCATCTCTTCGTCCGTTACGCTCGTATCTTTCTTTTCTTCTTCATCCCACGGGAACCGGAGTATATCGGTTTGCTTTAGCGTCTTTGTGCTATTAGATTGCGCTATAATGAAACCTAACAATCTAGTTTGTTCCCACGCTTCCCGATTGCGTCGATTCAATCCGTCTATAAACGATTCAACCTCGATAAAGTCCATTTTATCGAGGAAGTAATCGGGAGCGATCCCGCCCTCACCGACAACGCGCGAATAAAGTTCGCGTATACTTACGGCTTTCGTTTCCGCGTCGTCACCTTCTTTTTTTTTACGTCATTTCCTGCCGATTGCGAACGTAGTTTGATTTCATCCAAAATAAACTCTTTGAATTGTTCGAATAGAGTCAAGTCATTTTCGCACAATTCTATAAACTCGTCAAATTCCATATTAAACGAATCCTTATTACTAGCGATCAGGAACGAATAAAACAAAATGTATTCATCTAGTAATTTCCCGAACTGAAACGGATAGCCGGATATAGATTCGAACACAAAGAACGCACGAAGCGTATATTTCAAAGAAAGATCTTTTCCGTTAAGTGATATTGTTTTCATTGAATAAGTCGTTTAGAAGGCGGCAAAACACCGCCCGTAAGTTATTTACTATCTGCCTCTTTTGTAAGTGGTCCGGTTCCTTCGAAGCTCACAGAGAAAGTCGCTTTATCTCCGTCCGGCGCATTTGCTTCTAATGAAGTGATAACAGCTTTTCCAGTGTAAGCACCCGCCGCAAGCGTCCATCCGGCTTCAGGCATCTCGTTTGCATTGGGATCACTCACAATACCAAATTTTAACGTAATAGGTTTGCGCGCGATCATCAATGCGAATAATTTATCGTAACTATTCGCATCAACATCGGCACTGAATACGTTCTCACTTGAAGCGTTCCAAGATAGTTTTTTAATATCCTTCTCCGTCCAGATACCCGAATCTTTACTTTGCGTGTCGATAGTTTCAGCCGATAACCCTAACTTGCATGAAGTTGCCAACGCTATAGCCTTATCTTCTGTGAATAACATTAGGTCTTTGCCTAACGCTGCTTTTGTTTTACTCATAATTTTGTCGTATTTTAGTTATTATTCTGTTTTAAAAGAAAACATAAGGCGTTGAATGAAAGTATCTTCGATAAAATCCTCGTCCGCACTTATTAGTTTCGAGTCGATCACATCGAAGTTATCATAACTTCCTCGTTTGTTTTCGAGTGATTTACGTACCTCTTCCGCGATTGTAACAGAGTTCAAATAGTTATCACTGGCGACAACGATCTCAACCGAAACTGTGTCACCCGTGCCGTACCTATCTTTCGTATATTCCGGCGTTAAGGAGTTGCGTTTGTAGATCACAAACGGAAAAGATGTTTCCGTTTTGGTCGAGATAGCATATATTTTATCAGAAACCAATTTTGCCAACTCCGTAGAGTCGCTTAATCTCTTATATACGTGTGCGCCTATTGATAAACTCATTTCTTTTTATTTGCTACTTTCATTATAGAATCAATTATATTTTTCTCTAGTGAATTCTCTGCTTCTTTCTGCTTCGATTTGACCGCATTAGAAAAGAAGTGGGAAGCATTTATAATACCCCTATTCGCTCCTTTTTTGGTAGCTCGTTCTTTTGTTCCTGATTCAAACCATTTCAACATATAGGCGCGTGATCCCTTTTTACGGCGGTCGATCAAGTCGACCCGTGCACCGGAAGCATTGCGATAAACTGCTACGTTTATTTCGTTCTTTAACGGTTTGAATGATACGCCATTCTTAGAACTTCCAAATTCTGCATCAGTAACAGCAGAAACTAAATTTTCCTGCGCCTGTTTGCGAATGATGAGAATCGATTTTCTAAGAGCGGAGGAAATTGCCTTCTTTGCTTCTTTATCGTTCAACCGTTTAAGTAGTTCGTTTACTCGCGTTGCATCCACTTCGACGCGATACAAGTTGCGCCCTGTGTAATTGTCGTTACTCATTGATTACCTCCGCTTCTATAACCGTTGCTTGTTGCTTCCGGTCGTGATTGATAGATAGAATCTTGTATTTTTGCCCGTCGTATTCGATCCTCATTTTAGCGTTGATCTCTTTACAGATGCGAATCATTACCGTATTAACGGTCGTATTATATATCTCGCCGTTCGCTTCTTTACGTGCACCCGACTTAAAGCGAATGTATGCGCGTTTATCGAATACTTTCACCCAACTTTCAGACGTGCCGCCCAGATTATCGCGCTTTGACTCGCTACGATAAAAAGCGATCATTTCGTTTAATAATCCTGCTTGCATTACGTATATCGTTTTAAAGGTTGCAGTAGTAGTTCTATGTGCCCCGGAATAACTTGCGGAGTGGCAAATGTTACCGATTCACGGTTTGCGTAGTAATTCGCTATAAGGATGCGAATCGCGTGCCAGATACGCCGATCTATTTTTGCGTCCTTAACGTAGGTATCTAACGGATTATTTAGATACGATTCGATAAGAAGTTGAACGGGTTCGATAAGCCCGGTTATATATGTATCGTCAGTATCGAAATCGACGTTTAAATGCTGTTTAAGCTCTTCAAGTGTTACGTATTGCGCCATATTCAAGTAATTAAGAAAGGGCTAAGGCAGTGAAGCCAAAGCCCTTTCAATATCAATAATCAAATTATATTAAGCCGCTTTCTTCTTTGCGATGGCAAAAGCTTCCGGGCGAGCTACAACAATGTCGTAATCTGTATTCAACACGAAGTTTACGATGTTACTTTTCGCTCCGGTGTACGGGTCTATCACTAAATCCATATCGCCGAACTGACCGATAGCAGCGTTAGAGAATACACCGAATCCGATAGAATCGGCATCCATGTAGTTAGTAACAAGAACTGGATAACCGTTCACCATACCGTTTTGGCAGATCATTTCAGCAGATCCCGCCGCTTTGGGAGTGGATTTCAAAGCGCCATACACCTTTGGAGTGCAAACATAGGCGGCTGTACCGTCGGTTACATCTACGCCCGCATCCATTACGGTAGATTCAAGCGAAACAACATTTGCAAACGTCAACTCGTTTGTATATTCAACACTCGGTTTTGTTTTGACAAATACCCCGTTACTTGCGCCAGACAATGCAGTTCCCGAAAACATCCATTTATTCAAAGTGCGAGCGACACCAAGCGAAATTTGCTTCAAAACAACGTCCTGCAAAGAGTAGTTCGTTTGGTTGATCGCACGCTTAGACACCGGAATAGAAATAGATACGCGTTTGGGTGAAGCCTTGATTTTGTCGATATTCAATTCGGTATCGGTAACCGCAACGTTTTCACCCTGAATTGTTGCTTCAACAGCCGCCAATGTTGGGAAAACAAGGTCACCTACAAGCCCGCTTTGCATCTTGATACCTAGTTTATCAATAATCAAGCCTTTTTCTAACGGTTCAATGATTTCACCGATTGTAACAGGAACCATGCTAGCCGCATCGGTTGTATCTGTAACAGTCACCGCACGTTCTACAACTTTAATACCGCCTTCCGATACTACTCCGTTGTATTCTTCCAAAGAGCGATGATTAACGACGTCAAAAACAGCCTGTGAGAACAACACGCGACGGTCTGACACCAAACCCGCGTTAATATCTTCAAGCGCACGGCGTTCTACCTTCATTTCTAAAAGCTCTTTCTTTGTTTTCAACTGCTCGAACTGCTCTTTCTCGCTTGCGTCGAGTGCTCTTTTTTCCGCTTCTGCTTTATCCAGCATAGCGCGCATCTGCTCTTTGTATTGAGCAATAGTTTCAAATTCTTTTCTCATGTTTTAAATTGATTTGCGTAAATTATTAAGTTCATTTAAATAGTCTTTATTCTCGCCGGACAATTCCGCTATCGTATCGTCCATACTCCGCACCGTTACGTCTGTACCATAAAAAGCAGGATCAACAACGGGAGATATATCAGAAATCCGATCAATCATGTGTACAGTACGAAGCAACAATCCGTCTTTCATTGAATAGGAAACTTTTGTTTTATCCTTTTCATTTAAAGCATACGCAAAAGACGAACCGAAAATGTCACCGCGTTTAATCATTTCTACGGCGAAATCTCCATCGGGAGTACTAGGAGCCTCAAACCTGTATTTTAGTCCGTAGTCGTCAAGTTCAAGCGACAAAGTACCTGCACCGCGATTAGATCGAGCCAACAATCTCTGTTTGTTATGATCTAACAGAGCTTTAACATCACAACTACGCAACAACTCTTCCGTTATAGCTCCCTTTTCGATTACCTCAACAAAAGCGCGTTGCTTTTCCCTGTCGTACAATACGCGGCTTTCTTGTCCGAATACAACCGCATA